TAAATAGGTCCATGTCTAAAGAACTCTTCTCCTTCTATTTCAAAGAATAGAACTGAAGCATCTTTTTCTTTAACAATAACTGGGCTTCCTTCTTCCATTATTTGAGCCTTATCGTAAAATGGTTCTGTTCCGTTTGGAGATGTTGATTGAGATGCTAAAAAGTCTGCATCTATTCTTGCACTGTTTCTAGCCAAGATTCTATTTAATTCAAACAGTCTTCCAAATGGATCTCCTACTTGACCCCATTCATAAACGTGATGAAACATTCCTGGATGAGATCTTGCAATTCCATCCATGTATTCATAGAAAGCAACAATAGAAGTATCGGCAATCTTTTGTGTTAGTTTTGGTTCGCTTGCTTTAAGTTGTTTTAAGAATGAATCCGAGTATTGAACTGTATTTTTTAAAGTAGCCATAAGGTCGGTTGCATCTAATTTAACTCTCATTATTCCCACCTTTGATTCTGAGACTTACTTATAAATACTCTTAGATATCTTAAAGTGTTGTCATAATTAAATGTTGGAACTATAGTCTTAATTTCATACTTGGTTGGAACTGGTTCTGCTGAGTTAGGCTTGTTTGATCCATTAATCCATACAACAGTTCCTGAAGCATCTTTTATATTTGTTACAGATATAGAGGTTATTGGATAATACTTTCCATTAGACTTCTTTCTTAAATCTTCTGGTGTTCTAAAAAAATTACTTGAGTCATATACAAAGTCTGTTCCCTTTGTCTTTAGTTCACCAATGAGGTCACCAGACTGTTCTGTGATTACTGAACATTTTACAGTTCTATCATATACCCAAGTCTTTGACACGTTGCCATAATCTAGTTGTTTTGTTTCTGCATAATATACGTCAGCAGTCATTGGAAACATAATGTCGTTAAGTCCTCCTGTTGCATTAGGAAGCATTTACAACACCCCGAGACGGATTCTGTTTCTGTATTTCTCCAAGATCTTATCTACTGTTACGTTACCTGTATTTGATATAGCACCTTTAGCAAACTTAATCTTATAGTCATCATTATCAAATGATTCAATATATCTGTTTACGTACTGTAAAGTATTATTCTTTAGATCTTGAATAAGTAGTTCTGAAGCCTCTTGTACATCTTGTGGAATTACCTTCCACCCAAAATCACCATCTATCACATATTCAGAGCCTTCATTAAAGTCTGCGTCTAGATATCTTTCTCTCCAAACTTGTTTATAATTAATCTTATTCTCTGGAACTTCTGGATCTACTGAGATTATAGATGTTCCATCCTTACTAATCAATAAAGAAACTTCATTAACTGCAGATGTGGAATCAAATATTAAATGTCCGTTTTGATAAACTTTATAAATTTTGTATATCTTTTCATCTACTGGTAAGTAGTCAGATCCATTTCCTACCACTTCTTTTTCTTTTCTTACAAATGAGAATCCTTGTGTTTGTGAGTCTATGATATATCTAGTAATTCTTTCATAGTCTAATTCACTACCGTCGGTAATGTTCAATGCTGATGCAATATTATCTGTATTACAGTATGGTCTTACTACGTCTATGTTGGTTAACGCTACAACATCTCCAGAAACGTTTTTAACAGACGCTACAAGGTTTCCTGTATAGGTTAGGTACTTGCTGTTCAATGTAAAGGAAACAGTGCCGTATAGTGGTGTTGCTGAGGCTGAGAAGGACTCTCCTGTTAATAGGTCGTCATATTCTAATGTGTGTCTTGCACTTGATGAAACTTGAAAAGATGCTACTAAACTAGTTGTATCTGTATGTCTTAATATTTCCATAATTATAAGCCGTAAGCGGCTGCTACCTCCTGTGGGGTAGCAATTCTAACTTTACTATTTTTCTCTACCCATTGATTTGCAATTTCTTCTGAAACGATATTATATCCACGAACTAATTTACCTAATTCTTTATCAGTAACGCTTGCATTTTCTATATATAAAGCAATTTTATTATTAGATTCGTACACAATATCCTCCAAGTTTATTATATCATTTATAAAATAGTTGAAGGGAGGACATTTTTACGTGTCCCCCCTTCGAGTTGTTCTAAAGAGAACTATTGTTGCATGTAAGCAACTGCGTCTTCTTCTTCGATTTGAACACCAAAACGTAAGAAAGTAGTATATTCTACTGTATCTTTCTTAGGTTGGAATTCACGATGAACAGTAACGTCTCTTTGGAATCCCCAAATACGGTTTTCTGGGAATGTCAAGGATACGAATCCTGCTGGCATCAATGGAACTTCAACTAATGGAAGACCAAGAACACGGTATTGAATTGGAGCACCAATTGTTTGAGGTGCTGCACCATCGATAACACGTTCTACGATTCTTTCAGTGTTTAAGTTACCACTTGAACCAAGACCGTTGATAATTGCTGCAACAGTTTCAGTATCGGCATAGAACTTCATTGCTGAACGAGAAGCACGATATTTACGTGGCATTGCAAGCACAAGTGCTTGTAAGTCTTCAATATCTGTTCCGTAAGTAGCACTGTGACCATTGTTTTCTTTGGCAACAAAACCTTCCAAAATGTTAAGGAATGTATTTGAGCCTGTACCTGTTCCGTTGATTGCAAGATCTTCAAGATCGTTTGCAAATGCACGAGTCATTGTACGAACTAAGTGATCTTCTAATGCTGCACCTTCGATATTATCTTCTAGTGCTTCGGATGATACTTCCCAATCAAGACGAACTTTCTTTGTAGTAATTTCGACCTTTGTAAAAGTAACTCCAGCATTTGTGTATGCTGCGTCTGCTTGAGCAGCAGCACGGATTACACGTTCTCCAACGTTCATCTTTTCTAATTCTGCTGTGTTGCCACGCATTGTTACACGGCGACCATCACGAGCAAGAACTTGTTGTTCAAAGATGTATTCGATAAATTGGCGTGACTGTTCTGGATTTAGGATACCTCCACCATCTGCTGGTTTTGCTGTTCCTACTGGTCCAAGTTCGCTTGATGGTGTTGAAACACCGCCAATTCCTCCTGAAGCAATAACTCCTGTTACAGCCGCCTTATTTAAAATTTCTTCTGACATAATTTTTTCACCTCCCAGTGAATGTTAACGATATAGATCAGCGGAATTGAGGAAACGCCCGCCCCACATCGACCTTTTTTGTATTTTTTGCTGTACGACCCCGCCGAGGTCGCCAGATTTACGGACCGCTGTATCATCTTCTACTGCATCGACACGCTTTCCAAACTCTTCAACATTGTTTTTTACTTCAGTAATTTCCCCTTTAACTGAATCAATGCCTTTTGTAATTTCAGCAACTTTTTCGTTAATTGATTTAACGGCTGCTGCTAATTCTTCAACTGCTGTCACAACGGATTTGCTAACTTCATTAACAGAGGCTTGTACTGTTTCAACAGCCTTTGCTAAATCAATTTGTGCAACTTCTTGTGCAGGAGTGGCTTCTGTAGTTTCAGATTTAACAACTTCTTCAGAAACTTCTTTTGCTTCTTCTACAACTGGTGCTTCTTCAGCAACAGGTGCTTCTTCGGCAGCAGGTGTTTCTTCAACAACTGGTGCTTCTTCAGCAGGTGTTTCTTCTGGACTATCAGACTTCACGATTTCGTCTACAACGACAGTCTCAACTTCTGTATCTACAGACTTTTCTACTTTTGTTTCTGCAACAACTTCTGTTGCTTCTACATTATCTTTTTTTGCCATGTTCTTACCTCCTTTATTAATTTGATCAGCCTTGGATGTTTCACCAAGTCTTATGTCCTGTGATTTTAATAAATCTTTTATCACAGAAGCCTTATCTACGTCGTTTGATTCAACAAAACCAATCCATGTTTCATCATTACGAGGATCTTCTTCTTTTGAAAGTCTAATTATTTGATTTTCTTTTGACCAGTAAACATTTTCAAATTCTGTTTTTGTGGCCATTCCTTCTATTGTATTTGTTCCGTTAGAGGCTTTTTGAATTGAAATTATGTTTGCAAATTGATTTGCTGGATTATCAACTAGTGATAATTCGTGGAGGTCATAGTCTTTAATAACACGAATCTCTTTATCCATGTCGGAGTTATAGGCTTTGTCAGAATCATTAATACTACCCCCGATAGAAAAACCAGTAAGAGTACCATCAAGAACTTTTTCCCAAGTATCTTGAGCACCTTTAGAAATGTATGCATCTACGTATACTCCATTGTAAAATTTGTCTTCGTCTCTATTATAGAACTTATCTGATTTAAATGACACAACCTTGCCTACTGCAATTGGCATGTGCATTTCTCTTAAATTGCCACGGAATCTTTCGAACGCTTTAATGCTTACGTCTGTAGGCACTATATCTGATTGTTTGTCGACATTGTCAAGTGTCGCAAAACCCGAAACCATTCTGCGTTCTTTGTCTACTTTTGCAATTGGCATAGACAACGTGATGTTGTCTTTTTCTGAGTGCCAAAATGCTTTATGCATATTAGTCATACTAGTTCCATTATATAATGTGTTTTAAGGATATTAAGAGTTTATAACAACTATTGACTTGCTCTACCCTCGCCCTGTGCATTTCTGCCAGAGGTTGTGGCTTCAGAGTCGCTTGCGTTATTTGTTCTTTGTTGATCCCTCATTCTATTTCCACTTGCTTGTGCTGCTATCTCAGCCCTTGCTTGTGAACCTAGAACAATTGGTTCTTGGCCTCCTGGACGAACAGGATACCCAAGTCTTTCACGAACTTCGTTCGGAACTAATACCTGCATACGTAGGTATCGTTCGTCAATCTGACTTTGAGTAACTTCGTCGGTCAGAGTTAGTTCGTTAAGTTTAAATTGTAGCATATCTGTTTCTTCTTTAACAATTTTGTTAATAACCTTTTCTAAGTTTCTTTGAGCAGGTCTAGCAACTTGTTCTTTGAAGGTACGATCAGAAGATAAGGCTGATGCTATTGAAACTCCAGCACCTCCACCAACTTTTGAAAATGGTACTTGGTGAGCCATCAAAATATCGTCACGATTTGATTTGCGATATCTATCGAATGATCCTTCTTGTACTCCATTTTCAATAGCCTTCATATCAAATTCTACTTTATTATCTGGGCTATCTCCAGGAAGTGGTATGTAAAGAGTTCTGTGGTTTTGTCCACGAAGTCCTGATTGTAAGAATCTGAACAACTTATCTTCAGCGTCAACAGATAACTTAGCACCTTTTAAGGACACAATGTATCTAGGAACAGCCTTGTTTTCAAAGTAGTCAATATTATACTTACCTGCTAAGTTGTCTCCAACCATAGAGGTTGCTGCTGCCACTGTGTCTGGAATTCCATAGTAAGAAGTTTTTGGAGAATACTTCTTGATATGAATTAGTTCGTTTGGTCTAGGATCTGTGGTTACAGGGTTTTGATCTTCTGTGCCTTGAAAGTTTCTAAAGAATACAACTCTTTGATTAACTATTTGAATGTAGCCATCACGTAAACGACGAACACGAATTGTTGAAGCAGGAATATGTCCAACATATCCTATTTCTCCATTTACTTTACGACCAATTTCAATGTATCCATTTCCTAGGGCTTCTACGTCTGTATATACTTTTTCTAAGATGTGAGTAAAGGTATCTTCGTCGTTAAGACTTTCTAGCCATTCAGCCATAGAGGCTTTAGATCTTTGAATCTTTCTTTGTGCTCTCATTAATGATTCTTCAGATTCTGCGTCTTCAAGTCTAGCCATTGTAGAGTCTGTTACTTCAAAAGAATAACCAAGGCCAACAATGTTTGAAACTTTTGCATTGATTGCAGCATGGTTAGCAAATGAGTTTTCGTAAAAGTATGCTAGTTCATCTAGGTTGTATGGTGGGATTACAACATCGTATAGTCCGTATGCTGTTACTAAATCTTGTTCTGGGAATAGTTGTTTTGATTTGCTATCTTCTTGCCCCATAAAGGCTTTGTTTAGGTTTCTTGATGCTCTTCGTTTAAAGTTGGTATCTAGTCCATCATAAGATTTTGCTAATTCGGCATCAACCATAAAGTCATCTGACTTCGCTGCCTTTTCCATTTTGTCTAAATTGTCAATTTTGGCAATAGATTCTAAGTTATTCTCCATTTGCTTTTAAACCTCTTTCTGCATCCATCCATGCTCCGATATCTGTTTCGCTAGCAATGTATCCTTCTTTCATTCTATTAAGTTGTTCTGAGTGTTCCATTTCTGAAATTCTTCTTACCCCTGGCATAAAAATAACCTTTCCTGCTGGTGCTCCATAATAATGGGCTGCTTCTTTTACTTTAGCCATCTTACCCAAGTCATATTGATCGCCTGGAATGTTCATAACGTTACCTCTTCCATCTCCAAAGGCTCTTCCATTGTGGTCCATTTGCCATACATATAGGCCATATCTTTGTTGTTTTTGTAATACTGTTAACTTACTATTACCATCTTTTGGGTTTTGTGGCTTTTTCATATACATAATTGTACCATAACAAATACAATTACACAACCTTTCCTTCATACATTGTCCAAGTTGCATCACTTAGTATTCTAAATGAGTCTGAATTTAAAGATAAAACTGAAGAATCACTAATTGTTGCCTTAGGTAAACCAAATAATGATTGATGAATTTCTTCTCCATTAACTGTAAAAGATATAATATCTTCAGTTAGCCAAACTTCTCTCCAATTATAGTTTGTCCAACTCA